ATGCCAGAAATCGAAGAGTATAAATATGGGTTTCATGATCGTGACGTTTCTGTCTTTCGCTCAGGAAAAGGTCTGACTCGCGAAATTGTTGAAGAGATTTCCAGAATGAAGGAAGAACCGCAATGGATGCTTGATTACCGTCTTAAAGCGTTGGAACATTTCTATGAGCGTCCAATGCCTCAATGGGGCGGCGACCTTTCGGAGTTGAATTTTGATGAAATTGTTTACTATGTGAAGCCTTCAGAAAAACAAGGAAGAACATGGGATGAAGTACCAGAAGAAATCAAACGAACTTTTGATAAGCTAGGTATCCCTGAAGCGGAACAAAAATATTTAGCAGGTGTTTCTGCGCAATATGAATCTGAAGTTGTTTACCATAGTTTAAAAGAAGATTTAGAAGAAATGGGTATCGTATTCAAAGATACCGATACAGCACTAAAAGAAAATGAAGAGCTATTCAAAGAGTATTTTGGTAAAGTGATTCCAGCAACAGACAATAAATTTGCTGCTTTAAATTCAGCTGTTTGGTCTGGAGGTTCATTTATATATGTACCAAAAGGTGTAAAGACGACAACGCCACTCCAAGCTTATTTCCGTATTAACTCAGAAAACATGGGACAGTTTGAGCGTACGTTGATTATCGTTGATGAAGGTGCTTCTGTCCATTATGTAGAAGGTTGTACAGCACCAATTTATACGACTAATTCATTACACAGTGCAGTCGTAGAAATCTTTGTTAAAAAAGACGCTTATTGCCGTTACACTACGATCCAAAACTGGGCAAACAACGTTTATAACCTAGTAACTAAGCGTGCTACCTGTGATGAGAATGCGACAATGGAATGGATTGACGGTAATATTGGCTCTAAAATTACGATGAAGTATCCTGCAGTGCTTTTAAAAGGGGAAGGTTCTCGTGGTTATACACTTTCTATTGCCTTTGCTGGTAAAGGGCAGTTGCAAGATGCTGGTGCCAAAATGTATCACCTAGCACCTAATACGTCATCTTCAATTGTTTCGAAGTCTATTTCAAAAAATGGCGGAAAAGTATCTTACCGAGGACTTGTACATTTTGGACGTAAAGCATCAGGTGCTCGCTCTAACATCGAATGCGATACGCTTATTATGGATAATGAATCTACATCCGATACGATTCCATACAATGAAATAAACAATGACAATATTTCATTGGAGCATGAAGCAAAAGTGTCCAAAGTTTCTGAAGAACAGCTGTTCTATCTGATGAGCCGTGGCTTAACAGAAGAAGAAGCAACAGAAATGATCGTTATGGGCTTCATTGAACCATTCACAAAAGAACTACCAATGGAGTATGCAGTTGAAATGAACCGGTTAATCTCGTTTGAAATGGAAGGGTCTATTGGTTAAGGCTTGATAGCAATGTTTTTAGGTGCGCTCATGCAGAAGTCACCCACAAACTACCCACAATTAATTGGATAAATATTTAATCTAAATACTGCTGATACATTTTTATTGCGTCATCTTCAATCTTTTCGGTGATGTGCAAATATGTATCAGCAGTTGTTTTTATGCTAGAATGCCCTAACCGTTGTGATACATATTTGAGAGACGCGCCGGCTTCAAGCAGATGAACTGCATGTGAATGCCTTAAAGCGTGGGGTGACAGGACAGGTAGTTGTGTACGTTTGCAAACCTCTTTGAAATATTCTCTGACCACATTTGTTCTTAGCCAACGTCCATCGTGCTGATGAAACATAAGATCATCGTCTGAAGGTTTAAAAGACGGATATTTTAAATACATTTCTTTTTGATTTATTTTATGCCTTTTTAAAAGATCGACTACAGTCTTATCTAATTTGACTGTTCTAATGCTGTTTTTCGTTTTAGGGGTTGATAAATACGGTGTGGAATTTAAAGGATAAACAAGTGTTTTATTAATCTTGATGCTATCTGTATTTAAATCTCCCCATCTCAATGCGAGTGCTTCCCCAATTCTTATGCCTGTTCTTGCCATCAAAGTAAACAAGGCAAAATACTGTATTGAATGCTTATATTTCGATTTTTTTACAGGTTTACAGTTAGATAGAAAAGTTTTTAGCTGCTCTGTTGTAAAATGCTTTATTTCTTCTTGTTTATTGTCTTGAGGAATTTTAATTCTAGCGATTGGGTTTGAATAAAGAATGTGAAAGTCATGAACAGCGCTGTGTAAAGCTGCATTCATTAACGAATGAATTCTTTTAACTGTACCTGCTGAGTATTTTTCACTTATTTCATTTACCCATTTTTGATAATCGGTTCTATTTATTTCTTTTAGTTTATAATCACCCCACCTAGGTATTATGTTCAACCTAACATTACGTTCTTGAACAGAATACGTAATCGGTTTTATAATCGGTTTTTTATATACTTCAAGCCAATCATAGATGAATTTTTTGACGTTTTCTTCGCCGTTATCGGAAAAACCAAATTGAACTATATCAGATTCTACTTTCGCTGCAGCTAATTGAGCTTCTTTTTTTGTTTTAAAACCCCGTTTTGATTTTTCCTTGTATTTACTCCCTTCTTTATAACGTACTCTGTACTCCCATTTTCCGTTAATTTTTCGGAAACTAGCCATTTTTTATTTTCCTCCTATTTAATTTCTCGATGTATACCTAGAGGGTCTAAGAATAAAACGTGAAGATCGTCAATTCTGACAAATGTACCGTGTTTTTCTCTATAGTAATTCAAGCTATCTTCAAGAAAAGCTTCTGTAACATTTAATGTTTCTGCTATTTCATACCTTGATCTGCACCCATGGTTAAATGCATGTAAAAAACTTTCTAAAGGTATAAGTTTTCTAAAAGCCCACCGCCTTGCTAGTTTTTCTTGTTTAATATTCATTATTTTTGATTGATCTATTATATCTCCTACCGTATAAAGGTGATGCCCTATTTCCTCTGCTAAAACGCATGTTTTTTCTGTAGTAGTTTCAATGTTTTTATTAATTAAGATCTCGTTTTCACCGTAGAGCCCTTTTAGGCGACCTGGTAAATATGTTTCTTTAATTACCACGTTTAATGATACTGCTTCATCTTGTAATTGCTCGTACATAAAAACACCCCTTATTGCTTATCTCGCTTTGATCTTAAATATTCTTTAAACTTCTCAATCTCCTCTAATTCTTCGTCTGTCCATTCATCACCGTCATGGTGGGCGGCAATTGTAATCGGAGTACTATCTTCTTTGCGAGATGCCATTTTTTCTAATTCCTCTGTAGTAATTCCCAATCCTTTACACACTTTAATAACATTGTTAACCGAAGCGTTTCCTATACCTCTTTGTAGCATGGAACGTAATGTTGTATATGGTATGTCAATACTTTCAGCAAATGCTTTTTTACTAGACCAGCTTTTATCTATCAGTTTCTCTACAACTTCTGTTCTTTTATCTTTCACTTTAACTCTACTCCTTTTTTATACGATTTTTCGTATTGTCTACTTAGATTATAGCAATATTTGTATAAAAGTAAATAGTCAAATGCGAAATTGAACACTTTTCTATGAATAAATGGTTGACTAAATACGAAATTGAGTATATGATTGAACCAAGATACGAAATTGAGTATCAAAAAGTAAGGGAGGTTTATTTACTTTGCTAAGAACACTAAAGGCTGAAATGGTTAGATATAACGTAAAAGCAAAAGATTTAGCTGAGTTGTTAGATGTTAGGGTTGCAACAATATACGACAAACTTAATGGTCACTATGATTTTTCATTAACTGAAGCAATAAAAATCAAACGTAAGTTCTTTCCTGATTATGAAATTGAGTACTTATTTGAAAAAGTAGAAGATCGCTCAGCTTAATCATTTTTAAGGGGAGGAGGAGGAAATTAATGATTCAGGTTCATGTAGATGAAGAGGAAATTAAGCAACTATATCAGGATGCGATAGAAAAACGTTTGAATGAATTAGATCAAGAAAAGGTTTTTTGGGACTCATCTGATTTAAAACGTAGAACTTCTATGAGTTGGAATACAATACAGGACACGTTCTTTCACGACGAACGTTTTCCAAAAGTAAAACTGGGAGGTAAGTGGTTTTACCCAGCTAAGGAAGCACAAGCATTTCTAATTCGGTGGATGGAAGAAAGGAGAAAAAGTAGATGTCAGATTTAAAAGTATTTGAAAATGAATTATTCAAAGTATCTGCAAAGCAAGAAGGCGAACAAATCTTATTTGATGTAGCAGAAGTTGCAAAGTCACTGGGTATCGTTTCTAAAACTAAAAAAGGTAATAACGTTTACGAAAACGTACGGTGGACAAGGATTAATGAATATATCGGGCACCTTCTGCCACTTGTGGCAGAAATAAAAAATGGTGATCTTATCCCTGAACCACTAGTCTACAAACTAGCTTTTAAAGCATCTAACGAAATAGCAGAAAAGTTTCAAGATTGGTTGGCAATTGAAGTTATTCCTCAGATTAGAAAGACGGGCTCTTACGAATTAAACACGTCTCAACTCAGTCCAGAACTTCAAATGTTCGATGGTTTGTTTAAAGCTATTGCAAAAAATGAGCTAGCCCAAAAGAAATTAGCAGGAGAAGTGCAAGGCATACGGGATGTAGTCGCTCTTAATACGACAGACTGGAGAAAAGATGCTCGTCAATTAATTGGTAAAATGGCACAGTCACGTGGAGGATTTGAAGCTTACAGGGAGGTTAATAGTGAGATTTATAAAGAAGTTGAACGTCGGGGGAAATTTGATCTATCCAGACGTTTGACTAACAAGCGTAGACGATTGGCAGATGAAGGAGTTTCTAAATCAAAAAGAGACAAGCTTAGCAAAGTGGATGTTATTGCTGACGATAAGCGTTTAGTTGAAATATATGTTTCGGTTGTTAAAGATTTTGCTATTAAACACGGAGTTGACTTGCAAGAAGCCAATTAAAGGGGGATAGGAGAATGAGATTAGTAAGAGGCGTTAAGAGTCTCGTTAAATATTTAGATTCAATAAACTGTAGCATGTCAGAATCAACTATCTATAGGTTGATTAAACAAAATAATATCCCGTTCAAGCGCCCAGCCCCTGGCATACTGGTATTCGACTTGAATGCCATTGATAAATGGTTAATGGCAGAGGAACACGAAGTTATTTAAAGGCGTAAGGAGGTAAACCAAAATGACACAAGAAGAACTACAATCGTTCCGTGATAGATACAACAACATCATGCAAGCACCTAAACGGATACGTAACAAACGGTTAGTTACTTTGATGGAGGATATGGAAAGGACATATAACATTCCATTGTTGTATTCAGTCGCTTTTAATAGTAGCAACCCGGAAGTAATGAAGCTTTATAGGCAGGTTAGTTATGCAAGAGATTTTGAGGGAGGGAGATAGATGTCTAGTAAACTATCTAATCTAAGAACCGCCTTTGAACAGGCAGTAGATATTGTTATGAAAAATGGCATCCCACAAGAAATAGATCTGCGCCGTTCTGAACTGATGAAGCTAGTTGTAAAAGAGGCAAATCGAAGAAAAAGCGCAGGACCTTATTCTCGGGATGTAACCGCTGATCCAATAACCGGAAGAAAAAGATATGAAAAGTACTAATTGATATCTGATTTATATAGCTCGTAGAGTTTTTCAAACATTTTAAATTGGTTCCGGTCAAGTTTTCGTTCTAAGTAGGAACTCATATCAGCGTAGTTATTAGAGTTTGGGAAATTTCTATCCCTTAGAATATCGTACGCTAAGTCACCTACTGGTCTGTTGATTTCTTTAATATGTTTCAACCAAATTATAAATTTCATATCATAAAACCTCCCTTCTAGTAGATATTCTACCAAAAGTGAGGGAAAGAAAGGAGATCATTATGGCAAAACTTTCAATGTTTCTTGAAAGAGACCAAGAAAAAGTGGACAAGCAGTTAGCTGTTTATGATTACAACTTTATGCATGCTGCCCGTTGTGTGGCTCAAGGAGAGTTTGAAAAAGCTGCAGTGCACCATCGTAACGTAGCAAATGCGCTAGAAGAGTTACAGCGTATGAAGAACAGCAGGGATATGACCGAAGAAGCCAAGTCATTATTAAGGCATATAGAAAAGCAAGAAACTACCAGGAGGAATTGGTTTTGAATAAGCTACTGGATCCTGATGTGTTTTACCCTATTGCATTTGGGATTGTGGTTGTTGGTAACTGGTTGATTTTAATTAATAGCTTGTGAAGGGGGATAAAAAGTATATGCAAACGCTAGATGCTCCAGTTTTTGAAGTTAGACAAGATTCGGATTGGTACAAAGAAGAGATTGAAAGAAGGGAAAAAACAAAAGAATTCTTCAACAAAATACAGAATGGCTACATTCAAGATAACGGTTTTGCTTTTTACCATGAATCACACTTCGGAATCTATGCTGATTCAAAAGATTACGAGATTTATAAGAGCGAACTAACTAAACATCCTGATAAAAACGGCATTCATACATTCAAAAAGAGATCAACGCATTACAAATTATTTAAAGAAATGCTAGATGATATTCCGAAAATAAGTCCGTTTAAACCTCATGATGTTTTTGGACCTAACAATATGAATCAAAGTCAATGGGTTGGTGATAGATGGTTTTACTCAGTAAAAGATGAAAATAAAATCCCACAAGAATCGATTGGAATAAAGATCGAACCGATTAGCTATAAAAAGTATTTGGAAATAATTGTGGGCATTATTGAAGATAATGAAAGGAGGTGAAGCAAATGAGTAACTGTTTTGAAGATGAAACTGGCAAGTCTCCTGAAGAACTAACTCAGGAAGAATTCATTGCATTATCTGATGAATTGAAATGGCTTGCTTATGAAAATGTATTAGAAATGTTTTACGGAGTTTCAGGTGAGTTAGAAGAAGCTATTGAAGGGAGGTGATGGACGATTGTACACGTCGAAAGATTTCGCTATCAATCTAGCAGGTGCTTTGTTGGTAGTCTTAGGTATCATATTGGTTCTGTTTTAGGAAAGAAAAAAGCCTGATGTTGGCTCATCAGACTAAAACTATCATAATCCAACTTTATTATAACTTGTCTTGCAGTATAGAAGCAAGAACATTTAGGAGGTAATTACTAATGGAAATTAAAATTTCAATAGATCAAGCATTTACAAATGCAGTTTTATCCCTAGCGCAAGCCTTATCAACTAGCGGTTTGCCTAAAGTGACAGAGGAACAAGTCCAACAGGAGCCTGCAGTACATCAACAAGCTCCAATGCAACAAGAACAACCAGCTGTGCAACAGCAACCAACTGTTCAGTCAGTTCCAACTCAACAACAAGCGCCTATACAGCAACAAGCCCCTGTACAGCAAGATCAGCCAGGAGCGGTGCCAACGGTGGAGCAGACTTATACAATGGATCAACTGGCACGTGCTGCCTCTCAATTAATGGATGCAGGTAAACAAGCTGAATTGGTACAGCTTCTTGGTCAGTTTGGTGTACAAGCTTTGACTGCTTTGCCTCAGGAGCAATACGGTACGTTTGCCACGAAACTACGGGAAATGGGAGCGAAGATATAATGGCCAAACAAATTGCACATGCTGAACGAGCACATGCTTTGTTATCTGCTAGTGCATCTAATAGATGGTTAGCTTGCCCCCCTAGTGCTCGGTTAGAAGAACAGTTTGAGGATAAAGGATCCACTTATGCAGCAGAAGGAACTTTGGCTCATGAGATTGCGGAGTTAAGGCTGCGAAAGTATTTTGTTGAGCCGATGGCCAAAAGCACATTTACCCGACGTCTCAACAAAATGAAAAAGAATGAACTGTTTCAACAAGAAATGTTAAAGCACACGGAAACGTACCTGGATTACTTAAAAGAATTAACTCTAGGTATGGAAGTCAGTCCGTATGTAGCTGTAGAGAAGAAAGTCGATTTCAGCGCTTATGTTCCCGAGGGATTTGGAACAGCGGACTGCATCATCATTGGCGGAAATACATTGTATGTTAATGATTTTAAATATGGAAAGGGGGTTCCGGTAAGTGCTGAGGATAACCCTCAAATGAAACTTTATGCTTTAGGTGCTTATGCAGCATACAGCTTTCTTTATCCTATCTCTAAGGTGCATTTATCTATTGTACAACCAAGACTTGATAATATTTCCGAATATGAGCTATCCCTTGAAGAGCTATTGAAGTGGGGAGATGAAATCAAACCTGTTGCTCAAAAAGCTTTTAACGGGGAAGGGGAGTTTGTACCCGGCGAACACTGCAAGTTTTGTAAAGCAAAAGCAACTTGTCGTGCACGTATGGAACAGTACAGCGCGTTGGATGATTTTAAACAGATGAAACCACCGTTGATCAGTAATGAAGAAGTTGGCCAAGCATTAGAGAAAGCAAAACACTTGGAATCATGGGTTAGAGCTCTAAAGGAGTATGCACTTAAAGAAAGCTTAAAAGGAAATGAAATCGCAGGATGGAAAGCTGTTGAAGGACGAGGAAGTAGAAATTATGTAGATCAAGACAAAGCTTTTCAACATCTTAAAGAACACGGAATTAAAGAAGCTTTGCTTTATGAAAGAGTTCCTTTAACAGTTCCTAAATTAGAAAAAGAACTAGGAAAAAAAGAATACCGTGAGTTATTAGAGGAACCAGGATTGGTGCAAAAATCACCAGGTAAACCAACCCTTGCTCCTGCAACAGATAAAAGGCAAGCAATAACTAATGAAGTTAGCGCAGCAGAGGATTTTGGCTAATGGGTGATATTGCAGATTACCACAAATAATTTTAAAAGGAGAAATGAAACTATGACTAATCAAAACACACGTATTGTATCAGGGGAAGTTCGCTTTAGCTTTGTGAATCTATTGAAACCGAGGGAAAACCAATACGGTGGGGAACCGAAATACAGTGCAACGATTCTTTTACCTAAGTCAGATATAGCTACGAAACAAAAGATTGATGCTGCTATTGAAGCAGCAAAAGCAAAAGGAAAAGCAGAGAAGTGGAACGGTGTAGTACCTCCGAATGTGGCGGTACCTATCCATGACGGTGATGGAGTAAAACCATCTGATGGTATGCCGTTTGGTCCCGAGTGTAAAGGTCATTGGGTGTTTACAGCTTCAACAGGCGTTGACTATCCGCCAAAAATTGTTGGACCTGATCTTAGCCCGATTATGGACGCAACAGAAGTTTATAGCGGAATGTACGGAAAGATTGCACTCAATTTTAGCCCTTATGCTTTTGCTGGCAAAAAAGGTGTAGGTGTTTATATCAGTACAAACGTACAGAAAACTCGTGATGGTGAACCTTTGGGGGCATCAGCTCCGGCTGCTGATGAAGATTTCGCACCTGTTCAGCCACAACAACAGCCGATGCAACAGCAACCGATGCAAAACCAAGGAAATCCTTGGGCAGGTAATCCGATGGGCGGTCAGCAATATCAGCAACAGCCTCCGGTTCAGCAACAATCGCCGATGCAACAGCAGCAACAAATTGATCCGATCACAGGTCAGCCAGTTAATGGCGGCGTGTATGGCATATGATTCAATATTTATCAATCGACATTGAAACCTTTTCTAGTGTAGACATTAAAAAATCGGGATTGTACAAGTATGTGCAATCCCCTGATTTTGAAGTATTACTATTTGCTTATTCAGTGAATGGGGAACAAACACAAATTATAGATTTAGCTCTCGGTGAAGAAATACCAAAAGAGATAAGAATTGCTTTAGCAAGTGCTAGTGTAACAAAACATGCATACAACGCGGCTTTTGAATGGTATTGCCTCAGCAAGTTTTTAGGGTGGCAGTCCCAACCAGAAACTTGGTTATCACAATGGAGAGATACCATGTTACACGGTTTATATTGTGGCTATACAGCTGGATTAGGAGCAACGGCAAAGGCTGTTGGACTTCCGCAAGATAAGCGTAAGATGACCGTTGGTAATGCGTTAATTAAATTGTTTTGTACACCTACTAAGCCAACTAAAAAGAATGGAAATCGTACCAGGACTTTACCGCATCATGAACCGGAAAAGTGGGAGCTGTTTAAAGAGTATTGTATTCAAGACGTTGAGGTTGAAAAGGAAATCGAAAATCGTTTATCTAGGTTTCCTGTTCCAGAAGCTGAACAAAAATTATGGGAGCTTGATCAACAAATCAATGTCCGAGGAATCAAAGTAGATCAGGAATTGGTTGACGGAGCTATCTATTCCAGCAACTTAATTACATCGGAATTGAAAGAAGAAGCTGTAAGCATAACTGGTTTAAGTAATCCGAACAGTGCAGCTCAATTAAAGCAATGGCTTGCTGAACAAGGGGTAGAAGTAGAAAACTTACAAAAGGATACTGTTTTAGAACTCTTGGAGAATACATCTGGAGACATAAAAAGAGTACTAGAGATTAGACAGGAAATGTCCAAAACTAGTGTGAAGAAATACCAGGCTATGAAAGATGCAGTGTGTGAAGACGGTAGGGTAAGAGGGCTTTTGCAGTTCTATGGAGCTAACCGTACAGGTCGTTGGGCAGGGCGTTTAGTGCAAGTGCAAAATCTACCTCGTAATTACTTAGACACATTAGGGTTGGCTCGAGAACTTACAAGAGGGAAAAAAGTAGATGCGTTAAAAGTTATTTATGGCAACGTGCCTAATACTTTATCTGAACTTATACGCACAGCTTTTATACCGTCAGAGGGTAATAAGTTGGCTATATCTGATTTTAGTGCTATTGAAGCTAGAGTGATAGCTTGGCTAGCAGGTGAGCAGTGGAGGCTGGACGTATTCAACACGCACGGAAAGATATATGAAGCTTCTGCATCCGCCATGTTTGGAGTACCTATTGAAGAAATAACAAAGGGTTCTGATTTACGTCAAAAAGGGAAAGTGGCCGAACTTGCTTTAGGTTATCAAGGTGCTGCAGGGGCGTTAATTAGTATGGGAGCTTTAAACATGGGGCTTACAGAAGAAGAACTCCCGGACATTGTAAAGCGTTGGCGCTCTTCTAATAGAAGAATTGTGGATTTGTGGTACAGCTTAGAAAATGCAGCCTTAGCTGTTATGAGAACCGGGCAACCTCAAGGAGTAAAAGGTTTATTGCTACAACGTGAAAGTGATATACAAAACGGTTTAGACTTCTTAACCATTACTTTGCCAAGTAGTAGAAAGCTTTTCTATGTAAATCCGTTTCTTGCTGAAAATGATTTCGGTAAAGAAGCTATCCACTACCGTGGAATGAACCAAACCACAAAGAAATGGGAGAAAATCTCTACTTATGGCGGGAAGCTAACAGAGAACGTTGTACAAGCGATTGCTCGTGATTGCTTAGCAGTTACATTGGCACGTTTAGATAAAGCAGGCTATGAATCTATCATGCATATACACGATGAAGTCGTCTTAGATGTGCCACAAGAACAGGTGGACTTAGAAAAGATAGAAAACATCATGAAACAACCTATTCCCTGGGCTCCTGGTTTACCGTTAAATGCAGATGGGTTTATATCGGATTATTACATGAAGGATTAAGGAGGGCAGTCAGTTGGAACAGGAATACGCTATTTATAAAGGTGAAAAACTTTTATGTATAGGAACAAAAGAAGAATGTGCAAAAGAGTTAGGCGTTCAGCCTGAATATATCTATTGGTTAACTACACCTACTGCAAAACGAAGGTTAGCGAGCAGGAGAAATCCTGAAAAATGTACAGTTGGTATTAAGTTATAAGGAGGAAAAGGAATGAATAAAAACACAATCAACCTTAGTTATGATGATATTGACATGTTTATATCAATTATAGAAGAAAGAGCTCTTAAATCAGGAACAGTAATTCACACCTTAGATGACTTACGGGAGTATATGTATGACTACCCAGACGAAACTTTCAGGATTGTAACACGGTTGGAGGAATCAGAATGATAAACAAACCTATAAACCAATTATGTGAAGAAGCATATGAAATAGCGAAATCTAAAGGATGGCACGATGAACCGAGAGAAACTGGTACGTTGCTTGCTCTTATACACAGCGAAGTCTCAGAAGCACTTGAAGCTGACCGAAAAGGCAACCAAGAGAATTTTGAGGAAGAACTGGCAGATGTTTGCATACGTATTTTTGATCTTTGTGGTTCCAAAAATATTGATTTGGAAGATGCGATTCACACGAAAATGGAACGGAATAAAGGAAGAAGTTACAAACACGGCAATAAAGCTTACTAGGAGGTATTTCATATGTTAACAATTGTTGAAGGCTCTCTCGATGAAGCAAAGCAAGAAATGAAGTTGGTCTTAAAGACAGTGCAATCTCGACTTTCTAAATATAAAAGATCAGTAAAGCCATCGAAGAGAACGGAAAAAGACAAATCACTATTAAAGTATTGGGAAAACTTTCTTCGTTTTTTCCGCGTCTCTCAAATGGCTCCAGTTTTTGTTGATAACATATGCATCAACTATATGCTTTATCAACGGTTTATGAAAAAGCTTAAAGGTTATCAAGTGGAATGTTATCTAGATAACGATAAGCTCATCATTCATTATAGCAACAAAATGCATAATGGAAAACTAGAACTCTATGATATTACAGATAAATTGGAAGGAATGAACTTCTTTCCAAGGGCTGAAATTAAATGAGTAAGAAGAAATGGTTTCTGCTATTCCGTTTTGAAGGGGAGCAAAAAGTGTTTATCTATGAACCTTTGAAGAAGTATGAACTTAACGCAAGAAAGCGTCAAGGCTGGAAAGTCCTTGGCTAGAAAGCAGGTGTCAAATTGGTAATACATTATGATAGAGAACTAACAATATCCACTGCAGGTAGTCGAAAGGCTACCCAGTGGCCTGCTCAAAACTTATATTGGTCTGAATTGCTAGACAAGCTACGTACAGCAATACGTGGCCAAGAAGCTCTAGAAGAGTATTTAAAACTACCAAAAAGGCAGCAAGATGATTTAAAAGATGTTGGTGGATTCGTAGCTGGTGAATTGAAAAACAACCGTCGTAAGGCTTCTAACGTACTTTCTAGAGATATTATCACACTTGATTTGGATAACATTCCTGCGGGTGGTACAGACGACATTATTCGCCGTTTAGAAGGATTGGGGTGTGCTTATGCAGCTTATAGTACCCGTAAACATGAGCCTGGTAAGCCAAGATTAAGGGTGCTTGCTCCTTTAAATAGAACCGTTACAGCAGATGAATACGAGCCGTTAGCACGCAAGTTAGCGTCTATTATCGGTATGTCCTTTGCAGATCCTACCACATTTGAAGCCTCTCGGTTGATGTATTGGCCAAGTTGTTCAGCAGATAGCCAATACGTATACCGATATGCTGATAAGCCATTTGTAGACGCTGACGGACTGCTTAATATGTACAGTGATTGGCGAGATATTGATGAGTGGCCAAGAGTACAAGGCGAAGATAACAAGCATGTTCGACTTGCTGCTAAGCAAGGTAATCCCACAGAAAAACGTGGTGTTGTAGGAGCGTTTTGTCGGCAATATGATATTCACACGGCTATTGAAACCTTTTTACCTGGTGTTTATGAACCATCCGATGATGGGAGTAGATACACCTTTGTAGAAGGGTCTACTGTTGGCGGTGCAGTCGTTTATGAAGGTGGGCTATTCCTTTATTCTCATCATGCGACGGATCCGTGTAGTGGGCGTTTAGTGAATGCGTATGACTTGGTAAGGCTCCATAAATTCGGTGAATTAGACGACGAAGCAAAACCGGATACGCCTATTAACCGATTGCCTTCTTATACACAGATGGCTTCTTTTGCATTAAATGATGCAGGAGTTGCAACAATTATTAATCAAGAACGGTATGAACAGGCTGTTGAGGACTTTGGCACATCATCTGATACGCCTGCAACTAAAGATGATTTGAACTGGATTCAGCAGCTGAAAATAAGTCCAACAACTGGCCAACCTCAGAAAACGATTGAAAATATTTTAATTGCTTTAGAGGGAGAGTCTAATTTAATAGGGCGCATTAAACTGGATGAGTTTGCGGACGCTATTATCGGCATTGCGCCTTTACCCTGGGCACCTAGAGATCATGAGAAAGGGGAATTTATTTGGGGAGAAAAAGATGATTCAGGCTTAATTATATATCTAGAAAAGATATTAGGTTTTCAATCTAAAGACAAGCTGATGCATGCTTTAAATCAATGTGCAGCTAATCATGCCTTTAACCCTGTCACAGATTATCTTAATAGTTTGCATTGGGATGGTGTGAAGCGTCTTGATCGCTTATTTATTGATTATTTAGGCGCAGCAGATACACCTTATACCAAAGCTGTTACTCGGAAATCATTTACTGCAGCTGTAGCTAGAGCTATGCAACCAGGTATGAAATACGATACTATGCCTGTTCTTACTGGTGAACAGGGTTTAGGTAAATCTACGCTTATTCATAAGATGGGACAGCGTTGGTTTACAGACGCCATAGAAACGTTTGAGGGAAAAGAGGCAGCCGAATTATTACAAGGTGTGTGGCTTGTAGAAGTTGGAGAAATGAGTGCCTACAATAAGTCAGATTTAAATACCATTAAAGGGTTTTTGACGAGAACAGAAGATCATTATCGTGCTGCCTATGCACGTAAAACGGAGAAACACCCTAGGCGCTGTGTGTTCTTTGGAACTAGTAACAGGAGTGATTATCTAAAGGATCCTACTGGTGGCAGACGATTTTTACCTATTGATGTAGGTATTCAACAACCTGTTAAAAACGTGTTTCAGAATTTAGATAGTGAAGTTGATCAATTGTGGGCAGAAGCTGTTATGAATTGGCGGCTGGGCGAGTCCCTGATTCTGACTGGTGACCTTTTGGAAGAGGCGAAACGACAACAGGAAGGCCACGCAGAACAAGATCCTTGGGAAAGTATTATTAAAGAATTTGTAGAACGTAAAGTACCAGTAGACTGGAATAAAAAGGACATAGCTACAAGGAAGCTTTATTGGTCGGGTGAATTCGGAAGTAGTGACACAGAAACTGTTGAACGTGACCGTGTGTGCGCTGCTGAAATATGGGTGGAATGCTTCAACGAAAAGGTAAATCGCTTGAAACGTTCCGAAACCATGCGCATTAATGATATTTTAAGTAACTTGGAAGGTTGGGAGAAGCAAAAAAACCCCTACAGATACGGACCATACGGGAAAGTTAAAGGTGGGTTTATCCGAGTTTGAAAATGTCTACTTTCACAATGAAAAACGTCTACTTTGATTTCGTTTTGTCTACTTTGAAAAAAATGGAAATGTCTACCTTGTCTACTTTGTTTTTATAGAAAGTAGACGGGTAAAGTAGACGTTCAAATCCTTGGTATATCTATATTTATATTATTTTGTCTACTTTGTCTACTTTAAATATATAAAAGTAAATAAATAGATATATAGAGGTATTAGGCAGTTACTATATACGCCTAATCGCCCTGTTTATGTACTATATACGTGCATGCGGGGTTAAGGTTAACAATTTGATTTCCGGAGGTTTGAAAAAATGCGAGAAAAAGATATAGAAGAATACCTAAGAAAAAGAGTTAAAGAAGCTGGTGGAAAAGCGTATAAGTTTGAATCGCCCGGGAATGATGGCGTGCCAGATCGATTGGTGATTTTCCCGGGTAACAATATTTACTTTGTTGAGTTAAAAGCACCAGGGAAGAAGCCAAGACCTTTGCAAATAAAGCAAATAAGGGATATATCAAGTTTCGGTTGTGAAGTATTAGTGATCGATTCAAAAGATGGGGTAAATGAGTTCATACAAGAAGCGAGAGGTGCAAATGGTTAAGTTTATACCGCACAGCTACCAAAGATATAACATCAATCGAATATTAAACGATCCTTTTATTGCTTTATGGCTTGATATGGGTTTAGGCAAAACAGTAATTACACTAACTGCTATTAACGATTTAAAATACAACCGTTTCGCAGTGAATAAGGTTTTAGTGATTGCACCTAAAAAGGTAGCCCAAGGTACTTGGACAAATGAGGCTAAAAAGTGGGATCACCTGCAACTATTACGTTTTTCTATCGTGCTTGGCAGCCAAACAAAACGAATCAGAGCTTTAAACACACCAGCTGATATATACGTGATTAACAGGGATAACGTAGTATGGCTAACCGACTATTACCGTAATTCTTGGCCGTTTGACATGGTGGTAGTTGATGAATCGAGTAGCTTTAAAAATCACCAGTCAAAAAGATTCAAAGCCTTAAAAAGTGTACGACCACATATCAAAAGACAAGTTCAGTTAACAGGTACCCCTTCACCTAACGGGTTACTGGACATATGGGCGCAAATCTTTTTACTAGACGGTGGCCAAAGATTAGGTAAAAGAATTACTGGTTTTCGGGAACGGTATTTTGAACCGGATCAGAGGAATAGGGACAGGATATTCTCCTACGCACCGAAAGATGGAGCCGATAGAAAAATTCATAGTTTAATCAGTGACATCGTCGTGAGTATGAAAGCAGAGGATTATATCGAGCTTCCAGCTGTTACTTATAACTCAGTTCCAGTAGTTTTAGACGATAAAGCTAAAAAAGCTTATGAGAAGCTGGAAAAAGAAATGTTGTTAGAAGTGGATGAATCGGAAATTACGGCTACATCAGCAGCAGTCCTGGGGAATAAACTCCTGCAACTATGTAACGGAGCTGTTTATGATGAAGATAAAAATGCATTAGAAATACACAATAACAAGATGGAGGCATTCCTGGAATTAATTGAAGCCCTAAATGGATCTCCTGCACTAGTCTTTTATAACTTCCAACATGATAAATCAAGAATCCAAAAAGCGTTGGCCAAAAAAGGATTACGTGTAAGAGAGTTAAAAACAGCCCAAGATGAACTAGACTGGAATAATAAAGAGATTGATATACTACTTGCCCATCCAGCTTCGGCTGGTTATGGATTAAACCTACAACAAGGTGGAAACCACGTCATTTGGTTCGGACTTAACTGGAATCTAGAGTTATATCAGCAAGCCAATGCCAGACTAGCTAGACAAGGTCAAAAAGAAAAAGTATTCGTCCACCGGTTAACGGTTCAGGGTGGTATGGATGAAAACGTAGAAGAAGCATTGAAAGGGAAAGCTGCAACACAAGAAAGTTTGTTAACTGCACTGAAAGCACGTATTGAGAAAGTGAAGGAGGATGCCTGATGCAGATCATGAAAAGTTACGCAGATATGCTTATAGAGATAGAAATCATCGAGGATCAAATTGAACTGGTGACTAAAGAATTAAAATACTGGTTCGGAATAGATCTAGACAAGGAAAAAGGCATTCCATTGGGCGGAAGTGGTTCGCATAAATTTGGTGCACAAGCATCTCTAATACAAGCAGATAAGAAGATAAAAACGTATCATAAACTTACTGAGCAACTAAAAGAGTTGAAATTTGCCAAGGTTCGGATGGATATGCTTATGGAACAATTTAAAGGGCTTGATTACAAAATAGCTTATAAGCGAATTGTAGAATCTAAAACACACCAGGAAATAGCTGATGACCTTGGATATTCTCACCAATATATAAAAGAGCGTTGGTTGAAAATAAAAACCTACACGGAACATACAGAACCTATTGTAAAAACGTGATATGGTTGTACCGTAAGAAAAATATCTACAAACTCCTTTAAGGGCTATAATATAGCAAAAAGCATCCAATGTTATACGTTGGGTGTTTTTTGTTTGTACATAAATAAATTTATATTAGGAGGTATAACCATGCATAACTTTGACACACAAAGAGCAGAGTCGTTAATGAGATACGCGGAGTTTCTGGATAAGATGGAATGCTATGAATATGCTAAGGACGTTATCAATCTACTACACAGCGAAATAGTAGGCATAGAAAGATTTAAAGAGTTTGATGAAGTTACTGAAATGGTCGGAGACGGCAATGCTTTTCATAAAGAATATAGTATCCATCCAGAAGTAAAGAAGTATATACAGGAACAGATAAAACAATCTATTCCAGAGGTATATGAAACTTTGGATATGTATCATGACGGTAAAATGGCGAGTGTGTCTTGCGAAACTCTACATCCTAAATTAAGTTATTATGTGCAACAAGAAATAAAGAAACAATTAAATAATTAGAGATATATTATATTGCATAACATTTCCAACTCCAGCATAATAAGTGTATACATAATGCATGGAGGGAAAAGGGAATGGAAAGAAAAAAGATTTATACATTTGCAGATTTTATGGGCGGAGTGTTTGTAATTATTGGTATTATAGGCTTTATAACAATAGTCGCTTCTTTTGATTATGAAGGTTACAACGATTTAGAAGATAGTATATACTTACTTGATGAGGAAGAAGTACAATTGGAAATGATGAAAGATGACCTCATGTCAACATGGGTAGTTGGTATTGGAACATTATTAATCAATGTGGCAATAGGTGTTGTGCTAATGACGATGGGTAAGATTGTTAGGCTGTTACAAGAGATAAGAGGACCATTACAAACATCGGAGCCAGAACATAAAGAATTAACTGAAACAAACTAAATAACATAACCATTTAAAGACATCTCATCGAGGTGTCTTTTTATTATGCAGAAAAGGAGATGAATAGAATGAAAGAAGCATTTTTTTCTAAGGAAGCTATAGAATATTTACAATCGATTTATCCTCATGTTAACAAATCAATGTTCAATGGATTACTAAACATGTACGGGTTGAAGTCTAATAACAAAATTACTGATAAGAGCTGGTGTTCACATATCGTTGAGACAAGATATAGTTTGGTAATTCCAGAAGAAGTTTCGGAAGTGTTAGCTATCGCAAATGAAATAACGTTTCCTGAAACTGTGAATGTCTTGTATCATGTACCATCAAATAATATAGATGTAGTCGATGCTCTAAGGTATGCCTATGAACACATGGTTGAACAAGATAACCAACCATTACTCGTTATCGAACTAGAAAGCGAAACAGCTGTACCAAAAGTAATTTACAAAGGTAAAGAGATTAAACTCAAACGTAATGTATTCTTCGATTGGGAAACAGACGGTGCATATCCAACCGAGGGTGGACTAACTTATGCGATTGAACACTTTGAAAGACACGCATCTTTAACGACAATCAATCGCATTGAACGTAAGGTGAAAGGTCATGCCTACGATTGAATACAAGACAGACAAGCAGAAGAAATCCTTTTACAACTCTAGCGCTTGGAAGTCATTACGCTTAGAAGCATTAGAACGTGATAACTACGAATGTCAATGGTGTAATCGAGAAGGTAAGGTTACTGTTGACTCAACCAAGGAAGAAGGTAAACGCAAAGAGATAAAGCTTAATGTGGATCATAAGTATCCGATTGAACATTATCCTAAGCTTGCATTGACATTAGATAACTTAGAGACTCTTTGCATCTACCATCACAATGTGAAAGAAGGAAGAACAATAGATAAGATCAGCTGTAATAAAAATAAAAAGAAACGTTGGGATGATGAATGGTGGTGAAGAAATGAAGAATAAACGAATGACTTACTATTGCATGAGTAAAGAATGTGATTGGGAAGAAACGTCACATAAGTGGCGCGATGGACTAAAATGTCCAAAGTGCAATAGTCCTGTTAATAGCTACTATACTGATTCGAAATATAAATAATATCCCCCCCGCCTAAAAGTTTCAGTGATTTTCATTCATCGGGAGACCGGGGCGAGGGGTCGACTCTGAAAAAATGTGAGTTAAATTTCCGTTAGGGGGGTGGGTAGATGGCTGTAGCAATTACAAAATTAAAAAAACAACTCATGAACAAAATTGATACGGAGGATTTAGTACAAGTAGAAAAGGTAGAGCGCTATATAGATTTAGTAAAATCTTTCCGTCGAGTAAATAGTATTATTACTAAAGAGGGAGAGTCAGTAGTTACAGAAAACGGATCTCAACGTTTTACCAAGGCCCACCCTCTAATCAGTGAAAGAAATAAAATAAACGCATCTTTATTGAGTATAGAACGATCCTTAATTCCATTGGATAATAAGCAAGATAATTACAGCGCCAGTGACTTAGTATGATTAAAAATAAGCATGTTGAACATTATATAAATTTATATAGAAACGGCAAGATAAAACTCAATAAAGAAAGAGTTATGTTGATTGAATACCTAGAAAGGGATGTTCTTTCACGTGCTGACATATATTTCGATAACAAAATGATAGATGATTGTATCAACTTTGGAGAGAAATGGTATTTCCCGTTGCAAGACTTTCAAAAGTTTTTGATTGCATTCATCTTTTTGTTTTTTAAGAAGACAGACAGAGTGTTCTATCGTAAATTTTTGTGGATGCTGGGGCGTGGTGGCGGAAAAAACGGATTGTTTTCAGTCGTTGCGCATTTTTTAATAAGTGAACTGCACGGCATACCGGAGTATAACATTTCCGTGGTGGCCAATAGTGAGGATCAAGCAAAAACTTCTCCGGACGAAATAAAGAAAACTGTTCGTCGTCATAGTGTGCTACAAAAAGCATTTAAAGCTTGGGAGTCAAAAACAACTTGCATTCGTACTCAAAGCGAAATACGTTATCGGACTTCCAACGGGGAAACGAAAGACGGTTTAAGGGATGGCGCAGTTGGCTTTGATGAGTGTCATCAGTACGAGAGTAATAAAGATGTCCGCGTGCATATTAGCGGTTTAGGAAAAAAGAAAAACCCACGCGAATTTTATTTTGGTACAGATGGATATGTGAGAGAAGGCTTTCTGGATAAGATGAAGGAAAAAGCATTGAAGGTTTTACGCGGGGAAACTCGTGCTAATGCTTTATTTCCTTTTATCTGTAAATTGGATAGCGCGGATGAGGTTGACGATCCTACTATGTGGGAAAAGGCACAGCCAATGTTTTGTGAACCAAGAAGCGAATATGCTGAAGAGCTTTTCTATACAGTCAATGAAGAATACTTGGACATGGCCGACGATCCTTCTAATCGAGAAGAATTTATGACAAAGCGTATGAATTGGCCAGAAGTTGACCTGGAAAAATCCGTGGCACCATGGGAAGAGATTTGGTCTACAGGTTATACAACGGCTCCTAACGCACAAGAACAAATACTGCGAAAAGTTCCTGATACGCTGCACCGCACTTGTGTTGGAGGTTTAGACTATGCCCGGATTAAAGACTTTGCATCTGTAGGATTATTGTTCAAGGTTAATGATGACTATGTTTGGAAAACACATTCTTTTGTTCGTCGAGAATTTATAAAAAAGGTAAAGCTAAATGTACCGATTTATGAATGGGAAGAACAAGGGCTATTAACCGTAGTAGATGGTCCTGTTATAGATATTCAACATATTGTAGATTGGTTTGTTACTATGCGCGAAATATATGGGTTAAACACAATAGTCGGAGATACTTTCCGACTTGATTTAGTAAAACCAGCATTGGAGGCGGAAGGGTTTGAATTAGAGTTTATCCGTAATCCAAGAGCAATACATTCTTTGCTTGCTCCAAAGGTAGAGACAGCATTTGCAAAACGGAATATTATTTATGGAGACAATCCTTTAATGCGTTGGTTTACAAATAACGTACTTGTTAAAACGAAGCCAGATGGCAATAAAGAATACTTAAAAAAGGATGAATTGAGAAGGAAAACAGATGGTTTCCAGGCGTTTATCCATGCTTTATTCAAAGCTGATGAGATATTGATAGACGAAGAAGAGTTCTTCTTGGATGAAATAGATTTTTAAGGAGGTGAGTGAAATAGGATTATTAGATGTATTTAAAAAAAACAGTGAGCTAGAATATGTTTTTGATTTAGATCTCTTGGAAAACACATCGCAAAAAGTACAAATGAAAAAAATGGCGATACAAACCTGCATTGATTTAATTGCTAGAACCATTAGTATGTCTGAGTTTCGTGTTAGAGACGGAAGTCAGTTTATAAAAAACGAAATCTATTATCGACTTAACGTTAAACCGAACAGGAATCAGATTGCTGCGACATTCTGGCAAAAAGTTATTTACAAACTTATTTATGATAACGAATGTTTAATCATTCAATCGAAAACAGATGATTTGCTAGTCGCAGATTCATTTACCAAGATGGAGTACGCTGTGTACAGTGATATTTTTAAAGATGTAGTAGTAAAAAATCACGAGTTCAAACGGTCGTTTCGGAGAGATGAAGTTATTTACCTAGAATATAAAAATGAGAAACTTGCACCTATAATTGATGGATTATATGCAGATTATGGAGAGTTATTCACTCGGATAATAAATGCCCAAAAACGAAAAAGTCAAATTCGTAGCACGGTAGACATTGATACCACAAAAGCAAAAGGTGAAGAAGGAAGGTCGAAGTTACAGAGCTTTGTGAATAAGCTGTATCGAGCCTTTGCTGACAAGGATATAGCCATAGTTCCGCAGCAAAACGGGTATACGTATAGCGAACATTCAAAAGATACCAAAGGGCAAGCTGTTGATGAAGTGGATAAAGTATCAGATGGCTTTCTTGTCCAAGTAGCAAGATCGTTAGGTATACCGCCTTCCTTGGTTAAAGGAGAGATGGCAGATGTAGAAAATCTCACTCGTAACTTTATGCTTTTTTGCGTTGATCCTATTTTGAAGAAAGTAAAAGATGAATTAAATGCTCAGCTTTTTACCAGAGAAGAGTATTTTTCAGGTATTCAAATAAAAATCAAACGTGCAAGGTATAGAGATATATTTGATGTAGCAAGCGCTGTTGATAAAATTCGAGGTGCAGGTGTGGGTAACGGAAACGAATTAAGAGATGAATTAGGATGGGATCCTGTAGATGATCCGATACTTGAGGAATATGTCATAACGAAAAACTATGCTGATACTACAGTATCTTTTAAAGGGGGTGAGGAATAGTGTCTAAAGAATGGAAAGAGCAAATCATGAACATGCTGGCAAAGAAACCTGACATTCGCTTTGAATCTAAAAGCAAAGATAATAAAGAGTACAATCTTTTTATATATGGCCCCATTAGCAGCTTTTCATTTAGTCGAAGAAGCGCCGAGGGAATTCGGGAGCAATTGCAAAACATTGATGCTGATAAAATCAATGTGCATATTAACAGCCCAGGAGGTTCTGCCTTTGACGGTGTGGCGATTGGAAATCTACTTAAAAATCATAAAGCAGAAATTATTGTACACATCGATGGCTGGGCGGCTAGCGCAGCATCTGTTATAGCAATGGCTGGCGACAAAATCATTATGCCGGAAAACACTATGATGATGATCCATCGAGCTTCTACAATTGAATGGGGAAATGCGGCATTATTAGAAAAGACTGCAGCAGATTTAAGAAAGATCGATAAGGCGTTAGAAGCATCATACAAAAAACGATTTGTTGGTGAAGAATCTGAACTCGTTCAATTACTTGATAACGAAACGTTTCTAACCGCAGAAGAAGCTGTTGCATTTGGTCTTGCAGATGTGGTAGGAGAAGAAGTCGAGATAAATGACCTAGCAGATGCAGACGAAGAAACAGATGATGAAGAATATGAAAACTTTAAAGAAAAGTTAGTTACAAAATATGCAGCTCAAGCAAAACCACAACAAAATAAAAAACCTAAAGAAGAGCCTACGCCTGCTGAATCAAAGCAGAACATGAGTAAGCTCTTTTTAAATTTATAAAACAAAGGAGAATGGAAATGCCAATTACGTTTAATAATTTCGAGGAAAAGAAAAAAGCATTTGCGAAAGCAACGCAAGAAGGAACGGAGCAAGAGCAATCACAAGCTTTAAATACCATGCTTGAAGCTTTAGCTAAAGATGTTCAAAGTGACATTATGAATCAAGTGAATACAGAGATGGCGGATAATGCTATTTTGCAATCTCGAGGTCAAAACGTTCTTACTTCCGAAGAGAGGACGTTTTTTAATGCAGTTATTGAAGAAGGTGGATTTAAAGACACAGAGACGCTTCCGAAATCTACCCAAGACCGTATTTTTGAGGATCTAAAAGAAGAGCATCCTTTACTACAAAAGTTAGGTTTGCAAAATCTTGGTGCAGTAACAGAGTTTATTTTCAGTGATCCAGAAGGCGCGGCTGTTTGGGGTAATTTATTTGGTGAGATTCAAGGGAAGTTAAACGCAACGTTCCGCAAAGAATCTATCACTCAATTAAAACTCACTGCATTCTTGCCAATTGCAAATGACATGTTAAAACTTGGTCCTGTATGGGTGGAACGTTATGTACGAACAATTATCAAAGAAGCGATGGCGGTTGGTCTTGAAAGAGGGTTTGTTGCCGGGAATGGACAATCTATGCCAATCGGACTGCTGTATGAAAAGCAAGAAAACGGAGCAATTGTTGAAAAGAAAACTGCAGGAACACTTACGTTTGAACCAGGAAGGGCTACTATTAATGAACTAAAAAATGTAGTTAAGAAATTGTCTATTAGACCAACAGGGAAAGGCGAGGAGAAAAAAGTACGCAAGGTTGCTGGGAAAGTAGTTATGGTAACTAATCCTTTTGATACTTTTGACATCCAAGCGAATGCAACTATTCAAAATGCTAACGGCGCATACGTTACAAACTTGCCATTTAATCCAGCTATGACGGAATCGGTATTTGTACCGCAAGGGAAAGTTGTGTTCTTTGTACAGGGTGAATATATCGCGGCACTAGGTGGACAAGAGCCAATCAAAAAGTTTGACCAAACATTAGCGCTTGAAGATGCTACGTTATATATTGCTAAACAGTACGCTACTGGTAAACCAAAAGATAATTATGCTGCTCAAGTATACAACTTAAAAATTTATGAAGCTGGTGTTGAGGGGTGATCTGATTGGTCACAGATGATTTATTAAAAGAATTCAAAGACAGAATGCATATATCGCATAGCGGAGAGGATAGCAATTTAAAACAGTTGCTGTCTTACTCTATTTCATCAATCAAAGGAAATTGTGGGGAGTTTGATATCGCAGGAGAATCCGATATTGATGTCAGAGCAAGGGAACTAGTGCTAGAGCGTACTAGATATGCTTATAATGAAGCGCTTGAATACTTTGAGAATAATTTTCTTAGTGAAATAAATTCACTAGGAATTGATATTGCTTTATTAGAAGAAGGTGAAGAAGATGCAACCTTTTAAGTACAAACCACCACGCGTTAATGCTGGCGATTTACGTACACCAGTAACCTTTTATGAATATGCGCCTAATCCTGGACCCGAACCAGGAGAACAAGAAAAGCAAGTTCTGTACGATTGCATGGCTAAAGTAGATGAAGTTTGGCTCAAGGACTTAGAACTTGCCAAGTCTAATGGTACTTTATCAGATGTGACGCTTACTATAAGAGATCCGTTGCAAGATTACATCCCTAGTGATGAGCATTATATATCCATCGATGCGCTTGAATATCGTAATAAACGATATAACATTAAACACGTACAACCCGATCTTCAAAACAAAAAGTTTATCACGATCGTTGGTAGGTTGGTTACATGAGTGTGAAAATCAGAGGATTAAACAAACTCTTAGATGAGTTAGAAACCAAGCTAGGCAAACAAGGTATGCAACGGATAAGCGACAAAGCTTTAATTAATGCTGCAAATGAGTTTGTAAGAGTCCTAAAGTCAGAGTTTGAAGGTTTTAGAGACACAGGAGCAAGCATTAACGAAATTACTATTACAGGTCCTTTGTGGGAACAAGGCACAAGAACCATTAAAATACATTGGACTGGTCCAAAAGGACGCTACCGTATAATTCATTTGAATGAATGGGGTACGGTTAAAAATCCTAATCCACGAGGTAAAGGCGCAGTTGCAAGGGCAATGAAAAATAGTGAAAAGGCATATCGCGATGCAGTGCGTAAAGCAATAAAGGGTGGTTTGTAATGGATATATTAGACAAGGTATATAAAGCGTTAATTGCTGATGATTATATCAAAACACAAGCACTAGGTAGGATTAAATATTATGAGTACCCAGCGACTGGTAATGTTGATAAACCTTATATTGTTATCGATCCACTTAACTCTCCCGACCCTAGTGATTACGGAAGTAACAAATGGACTAAGTATGATTATTTGATACAAATTGACGTCTGGTCACATGACAGAAAGCTAACTGATAGTGTGGCCAACAGAATACGGAACATCATGTGGGAGACATTTGGGTTTGCGCAAAAAGCAGGACCCAAAGAGTATGATGAAGGCGTATTTCGTGACGCAAGACGTTATAGAGGTAAATTATATCGAGATGATTTCGACAGCTTATAGGCTGACTATTTTATTTTAAGGAGTGATTAATTTGGCAGAACAAAAGAATTACCGTGCTTCTACAGGAGTGAATGAATTTTATTACGGTGCAGTAGGTGATAATGTCATCGCTGATTATGTTGAGAGAGTAAAGTTTTTGCAGACCATTACAGTAGAAATGCCACAAGAGCCAGTTAGAGCTTACGGGGATAACCAAACCGCAGAAATAGCTGTATCTGGTGGAGATGTGTCCGTTACTGCAGGGTTTCATAAAATCCCAATTGAAGATAAAGAGAACTTACTTGGTTGGGAAACTGTTGACGGAGTAACAGCTACAGGTAGCAATGATAATCCACCTTATGTTGCTGTTATCTTTGCCAAAACTTTTGAAGATGGATCTCGTGAGTACGTAGGATTACCTAAAGGCATATTTACTCGCCCATCAGTAACTGGAAACACAAAGGGAGAAGGCGTGGAGTATAGTTCTGAGGAAATTACAGCTCAATTTATGGATCGAAAAGTAGAAGGGTTTATTGAAGAAAAATCAGTGCTTTTTGCTAGAGATGCAAAAGGCGAGACTATAAACCGCGATGCGTTATTTATGAAAGTATTTGGGCAAGCTTATCCAAGTGAAAATGGAACAGAAACTGGCGGAGGTGTAGAAGGATAATGAGTACTTTTGATGCAATTGTAACCCAAGACATACCAGCTAATCGCTTACTATCTATGACAGGTGGTAACGGTGCCCCACATTTATCTATTACTGCAGCAGGAGGATCACCAGACTTTGTGTCTACAGGCGATCTCAAAGAAAGTCAAGCCGTCACCGTAACCATGAGAGATAAGCCGATATGGAACGTAGAAGCAGGGGAGGATTTAACTGCAGGCCAATATGTGGAAGCAGGAGATGGCGGTGTCATTGTCGGATCTGCTGGGGAAGGAATTGGTTACGTAACAGATGCTGTAAAAGCAGGAGAAATCGCCAATTTAGTCAGACAATCTAGTGGAGGGTCTGGTGAAAAAGGTGATCCAGGAAAAAACGGTAAGTCAGCATATGAAATTGCAGTAGACAATGGTTTTGAAGGAACAGAACAAGAGTGGTTAAACTCATTGAAAGGTGCTAAAGGTGACAAAGGGAATGCAGGAAAAGATGGCTTTGGAACTGAAGCACAGTATAACGACATTATAGCAAGAATTGAAGCGCTAGAAGGTGCAGGATCATAAGAGCATGGTAAATCCCTTGCTCTTTTATATTTAGGAGGAAATAAAATGGCTAATTTAAAACGAAACCTGATCGAATTAGTGAAGAACCCAGAGGAAGTCATGAAAGGTGGAGAGGTGGAAATTGAAAAACATTGGACACCTGCCTTTATTCCGTTTCGGGTGTGTAGAGATGCGATTCAACTGTTTGATGATTTGGAAACAGATACGGAAATGACTGAAACAGATAAGTTTGATAAATTAGCAGACTTTGTAGCAAATGAAATTTATGCAGGGAAATTTACTAAAGATGATATTTACGAACGACTCCATGCACCCGATGGAAAAAACGTGTTATACGAACAAGTGTTATTCGTGGCTCACGGCCAACAAAGTAATGATACAAAAAACTACCTGGCGAAGAACGGTTAAACGATGAGGACTTTTCTTTAGCCAAACAAGCAGAATATATGGATAAACTCATCGTAGACATGATGGAAAAAGGGAAAGACATCAATGATATATTAGATATGCCCATCCATTTTGTCGCAAAAATATTAAAAGATAAAAATAAACCGAAAAAAGAAAAGTCCTTAATCGCCGCGTTTGGCGGTTAGGGCTTTTTATTATCTCCAAAGAGAGGAGGTAAAATGATGACGGAACGTCTTGAAGGCTTATCCATTGGCCTTGATCTCGAAACCATGAAAGTAAATAGCGGCTTGGATGATTTAAAGTCCAGACTTAAAACGGTTAATAGCGAAATGAAAGCTAATATGTCTGCTTTTGACCGCAGTGATAGATCGGTTGGCAAATATGAGACTCGATTAAAAGGACTTAATAAAAAATTAGAAGTACAAAGAGCAGTTACTGATAAAGCGTATAAGTCATATCGAAAAATGGTAGATGAATACGGCGAAGGATCCACCGAAGCGGAAAAGGCAGCGAAGGAATACAACAACCAAGCTGCATCCTTAAACAACTTAGAACGCTATGTGGAACGTACCAAAGATGAATTGGCCAAGTTAAAAGAAGAACAGCGCATTGCCAATTCAAATTGGACGAAAATGGGGGACAAATTACACAATACAGGTTCAAAAGTAAAAAACTTTGGATCAGGCATGAGTGATATCGGTAGTACATTAAACCGAAATGTAACCTTACCACTTGGAATTGTTGGTGGAGCCGCCATAAAAACAGGCATGGATTTTGAAGCTGGTATGTCTAAAGTTAAAGCTGTTTCTGGTGCTAGTGCTGAAGAAATGAAGAACTTAGAAACAAAAGCACGAGAAATGGGCAAAACCTCTGTGTTTAGTGCTAAAGAAACAAGCGATGCTTTTTATTACATGTCACTAGCTGGTTGGGATGCCACGGAAATGATGGATGGTATTTCTGGTGTTATGGACTTGGCAGCCGCATCTGGTGAAGATTTAGCGAGCGTGTCGGATATTGTGACAGACGGATTAACAGCATTTGGTGAGTCTGCCAAAGAGAGTACTCGCATGGCTGATATTTTAGCTGCTACATCCTCTAAAGCAAACACTGATGTTAAAGGGTTGGGGTTAGCATTTCAATATGCTGCTCCCGTTGCAGGTGCGTTGGGCTACACAATGGAGGATACGTCAAAAGCGATTGGTCTAATGGCCAACGCTGGTATTAAGGGTGAAAAATCAGGTACTGCATTACGTACTATGATGACTAACTTATCAAAACCAACAAAGCAAATGAAAAAAGCTATGGATAAATATAACATTTCTCTAACGGATTCGAATGGAAAAATGAAATCATTTGATGATGTAATGAAAGACTTGCGTAAAAACCTTGGTAAGTTGGACAAGAAACAACAAGCGGCTGCAGCCGCAACTATATTTGGTAAAGAAGCTATGTCAGGAGCGCTTGCAGTAGTTAACGCATCCGAAGGAGATTATGAAAAATTAACAAGTGCTATTGAAGGTTCTGAAGGCGCTGCTAGTGAAATGGCTGATACTATGCAGGACAATGTTGCTGGTAGCATTAAAGAGTTAAAGTCCATGTTACAGGATCTATTTATAGAGATGTACAAAAATTTAAAGCCAACGATTGAGACGACTATTGACCTATTAAAAGATTTAACCAATTGGTTTGCGGAATTAAGCCCTAAAACTCAGGAGAATATTGTGAAGTTTGGTTTATTATCAGCTGCTGCTGGTCCTGTTTTGAGTATCTTTGGAAAATTAACAATGGGTACAGGAATGTTAATGCAAGGCATGGGAGGATTATCAAAAACTATCGGCGTAGCGAAAGGTACAGGAACAGCCGCGTCTATTGCAAGTTTGGGTAAAGGCGGTGTTGTTGGATTAGCTATTGCTGGAGTTGCGGCGCTAGGTATTGGCATTTATAAGCTAACCGAAAAATCTAAAGAGACCGAGAAGGCTAACCTTGATGTAGCTAAATCTTTAAATGATCAAGCGATAGAACTTGATAAAAGCGCTGATACATTTGACAGGCTATCAAGTAAAGCAAAAATAAGCAATGAACAACTAGCTGAGCTAAATGATCTGAATATAAGAATATCTCAATCTAGCAATCCTGGAGAGATCGCCGAGTTACAAAAGCAGTATGATTACCTTGCCCAAAAATCAGGGTTATCAAAAGATGAGCTTAAAAAACTGTTTAAAGCAAATGAAAAAATCATTGATCAGTCACCAGATGTTAAAACACAAGTAAGCGAACAAGGTAATGCTTTTGCAAAAAATACAGATGAAGTAAAAGAGTATGTGCAATCTCTCTACGAAATGTCAAGGCAGGAATTGTCCGATGAATTAGTTATAGCGGAAGAAAACAAAGGTAAAATCCTTAAAAGCAACAAGGGGCTAAAAGAAGAAATAGCGGAACTTGATAAAAAGTCAAAGGAACTACGAAACCTGGAAGCTATGAGCGAAAAAGAAAGAAATGACACTCTCCGCGAACGCCACTCTGAAATAAAGCAACAGCAACTTTTGCACAGAGGAGACCAGGAGAAGTTAAATGAGTTAAAAAGAGAAGAAGAAATCATAGTGGGTTACATCAAGGATGGTATTGGTCAAGGGTTAGAAGCAATCAAAGGACAAAGAGATGCTCTAAATGAAAAAATTGCAAAGAATGATGAGGAATTAGAAAAAATAAGTGCTCTCAATATGGAGATGACTAACATTGTCCTCAAACAAGTAGGGATTAACGAAGAAGGGCAAAAAGGGTTAGCGCAACTCGATCAATCCATTGCAAAAAATAGTGAAGAAATTCTTGCACTTGAACAGAAGCGCCAGAAAAACGGCGAACTCACAATTGAAGAACAAAAACGTTATGACAAGTTGGTTGCTTCAAATACTAAACAGCAAGAAGCAAAGTTATATATTTTTGAAGAATTGGGTCTCTATAATAACATCAACTCTTTGCTAGATACCAAACTCACTAAGCTGTCACAAGAAGAACAACAGGATATAAAAAACCTAGCTGAAAAAGCAGAAATTAAAGTAGAAGAAGGTAACATTGTAAAGCAGATTCAAAACAAAAACAACGAACATTTAAAAGAGCGTGAAAACCTTATAAAAAACGGAAAGCAACAAGGATTGAATAAGCAAGAAATCAGGAACCAAATCTCTGAACTCGATACTAAGATTGGTAAAAATGATGATGTGCTTAAGAAAATCCTAAAAGAAGCAGGGTTATGGGATCAAGTGAAGGACGAAATAAACCTAGGCTCTAAAGCGATTGATAGGCAAGGCGGGAAAATCGACAATAACAACAAGAAAACCGATAGAGGTATCACACTTGAATATAGACGCACCAAAGAAGCGAGTAAAGATGTTACTAAAGAAGTTGACGTCACAGACATGAATACTATTTATGACTTAAATAAGCGCGCAATGAAGATGATAGAAAAGCCCGTAAAAGCTGATGACAATGGCTCTATTGCTTCTTTAGACAGAAAAGCAGAAAACCCTGTTACCAAAGTAATTAATTTTGTCGGTAAAGGGTTGAGTGCATTAAAGTTTTGGGCACATGGTACACCACCAAGCGGGCACCCTGGAGGGCATGCAGTACTTGGTGACGGTAAAGGGAATAATGCTGGTAATGAGTTAGCACGATTACCTAATGGCAAGATGTTTTTAAGTGCCGACAGACCAACTCTATACCCCAACCTACCAAAGGGTACGCACGTATTACCTGCAAGAGAGACTAAACGTATATTAAAATCAGCTCCAAAATACGCTCAGGGTACAAAAGACTGGCAAAGCCTTGTTGAGCCAAGTAAACTACGAAACAATGAGTTTATGGCTTTGTTGGCTTTAAATGCTAAAGATAGTAAAACAACGGTTGAGGTTCCTGCTCCTAGTAGTGGTAATAAGAGCAAAGATTACACCAAAGACTTACTAGATGCAACATTAGAGCAAAATAATATCTTAATGCAGATACTTGCTAAGGATAATAATGTGTATTTGGATAAAAAAACTTTTGCAAGAGAAATTGAACCCGAATTAACCCAACTACAGAAACGCAATAACTACACTAAAAAAATGCAACCTCGTTTGTCATGAGAGGGCTGATTTAATTGAATTATTTTACGTTTAATGGTATTAAAAAACCTTATATAAAGATTATAAGAGGTAGAGAAAGACCTGCATGGGCGCCATTAAATAGGGTGACGACAAAACACCCTAGACTTGCTGGTGAAAAATTAATTAGAACAGGGATGGAAGTTAGAGAAATAACTGTTCCTGTTTTAATAGAGCATGACGGAATACCTGACTTGCAAAAAGTAAAAGAAGATATGGCGGCTTGGTTGGTGACTAAAGAACCTAAAGCGTTGATATTTAGTGATGAACCAGATCGTACTTATTATGCTGCTGTTGAAGGTGGGCTGGATTTAGAAGAATTGACTTATTGGGGTAATGGAACAATTAACTTTGTTTGCCCAGACCCATACAAATACGGTCAACCCCACAAAACAATCGCTTTAAAAAAATATACTTGGGAAGAATATGCAGGACAGAGTTGGAGGGATTTAATTGGCTCTTAATACACCAAATTTAAAACTAGTAAAGCCAGAAATAACGGACAAGATAGACGTATCTATTGCTAACTTTGCACAAAATGCGGATAAGATAGACGCAGCCACAAAACAGTTGCAGGATAAAACGGCGTCATTGCAATCTAGTTTAGATAAGACCAAGCAGGACGTTTCTAACTTGCGATCAAGCTTAGATAATACTAAAAAAGACGTATCTACATTAGAGAGTGGTTTATCTACAGTAAACAAAAATGTGGCTACTAACAAAAGTGAGATTGCTAGTAATAAAAGCAGAATCAACGCAAACGAAAGCAACATTAGTGAAATTAATAAGGACATTGCAACTATTAACCAAACTTTAGATGTTATTCAGAATGGTTTAAGCGAGGTAAAAAGCAAAGCACAGGAAAATAAAAATTCTATTGAAGCAATGCAAACTCAATTAACCGAATATGGCAATCGCCTTACAGCTTTAGAAAACTTACTGAAAGAATCCGAAACCCCACCAGAAGGTGAAGCTTAATGCGTTGGATTGAAATGTCTCAAACGAATGAGGTTACTGTCAAAGGTACAGCTGATACAGCACCTTTTATTATGGCTGTTATTAAAGATGAAATACCTTATATGCAGCTTAGTTGCAGAGATGAGATATTGCGAATACATTATAACTTTAAGAAAAACGATGTGGTAAAAATAGACTTTGACAAGCGTAAAGTATTTATTAATGGACGTTTGCAAATGGAAACAGTCGATCTGCGTTATGCAGATTTTTTTAAATTGGAGCCGGGATATAACGAGATTAAGACGGTGCCAACAATGCAATTAGAGGTTGAATATACGGAAAGGTGGTTGTAGGAGTGAAAGAAAAATTATATATCTTTGACAAATACGATAACTTGCTAGCAATCACTGACAACTATATAAAAGCTGATTTCGAGGAGACGGTAGAAATGCCTGTCTCTTTTTTAATCAATTACCCTGCATCTGATAGCGATGCTGAGTATTTAGTTGGTGGTAATCAAGTGGCTTTTCGTGATTTAAAAGGAGATTTCCGCCTGTTTACGATTAGAGAAGTAGACGACAGAGACGGCGAAGCTACTGAAAAGATTGTTAATTGTATGCCGGGTATACAGGAGTTAGCTGATGTCATGGTAGAGGAACGTAGACCACAGGATAAAGATGCTGCATATGTTTTAGGTCTGATTTTGGAAAATGCACGCTGGCAAGTTGGTAATGTGGCTGATCTTGGTATAAACTCCACTAGTTTCTACTTTAAAAACGCCTATGAATGTTTGGGAGAACTTACCGATATTTGGGGCGGAGAAGTCGTTGATCGTGTCGAGATTAAAGGCAATAAGATTGCTGGTAGATATGTTGATATTGTCCATCGTAAGGGATCAGATACGGGGAAAAGGTTTGAGATTGATAAGGATATTAAAAATATCACAAGGACAGTGCTTTACTATCCGAAAACAGCCTTATACGGAAAAGGTAAATCATTGCAAACAGAAAATGAAGGCTATACAAGAAAAATTACATTTAGGGACGTTGTTTGGTCTAAGAAAAAAGGTGATCCAGTAGATAAGCCAAAAGGGCAGGAGTGGGTAGGAGATCCGGATGCATTAGAAAGTCATGGCATACCTAACCACCAAACAGGCAAAATGATGCACCGATTTGGATTATTCGAGGATAGCGAGGAAGAAGATCCAGAAAAACTACTCGCTAAAACATGGCAGGCTGTGCAGGATGAGAAGGAACCAAAAGCACAGTATGAAATGGATATTATCACATTTTACGGCATATCTGGATATGAACATGAACAGGTGTTTCTTGGTGATACAGGCATTGCTAGAGACAAAGATATTAAGCCTATGATATTGATAGAGGCGCGTATCATGTCGTGGAAATATGATATCGGCAATCCCGAGGACGGTAGTCTTGTTTTAGGTAACATCTTAGACCTAGACCCAGATGACAGTGATATTGATTGGGTTATTGACAAAGTGAAGGACAAAGAAGGCAACTGGGATGCTGGCGGTGGCCCTATTACGGATGACAAGTTTCCAGATGTAAAACCTGATGTTCCTAAAAACGTAAGAGCTGAGGGCTTGTTTAAAAAGATTATGCTGTCATGGACATTTGAATCTACTTACGCCATAGCTGCATATGAGGTGTTCGCTAGTAAAACCAATGGATTTGCTCCCGATCCTACAAACCTTGTTTTCCGTGGGAAAGTAGGTGGCTATAACTTTGATGCTGATACGGATGAAAAATGGTATTTCCGAGTAAGAGCTGTTAATACGCATGGCACAGCAAGTGAGTATTCAGAGCAGGTTAGTGCTTCAACCGTGCAACTAGACTTACCAGATATAGAGGATATTGTTCCTGACTTTATCGAATACAGCATTTACAAAGGCAAGGAAGCACCTAGTCCTAAAGATTATAAGTATTGGTTGGATACCAGCAAAGAACCTAATATCCTACGTCACTGGAATGGTGAGGATTGGAAACCACTTGCTCCTACAAGTGCTGATGAACTTGGTGCGGTAGCTATGGAAGATTACCAGGAAAAAGTAAGTCAAATTGTTTCCGATTTAGCTGATAAGGTTGGCGCCGAATGGGTAAATGGGCAACTGGTCAAGAAAGCTGATAAGGAAATCGTTGACGAGGTTAAGGCAGACCTTGCCGAAAAAGTAAATGCGGAGTGGGTGAATGGTCAACTGGTAAGCAAAGTTAACAAAGACGATGTTTACACGATTGAACAGGTAGATACTCGCTTTAATAATGTTGTATCAAAAACCACTTATGAGACAGATAAAGACGGCATTGTTGAAAATTTGCAAAGTCACGAAACGATGATAAAGCAAAACGAAAAAGAAATAGAATCTAAAGCATCGAGTACGGAATATAACTCTTTAAAAAATAGAGTTGACACTGCGGAAACATCTATCACTCAAAACGCAAAAGAAATAAAGTCTAAGGCAGAACTTGAGACTGTAAATGTCATAACAGGTAGGGTTGAAAGTGCTGAATCTAGCATTACGCAAAATGCCAAGGAAATAGCTAGTAAGGTATCTGGCGAACAGTATAAAAAGGATAAAGATGGCATTATAAGAGACTTAGAAAGTCATGAATCTCGCATTATCCAAACGGAAAAAGATATTACTGCTAAAGTTGATAATAAGCAATATAAACAAGATAAACAAAGCCTTGAGACGTCAATAAATAAAAATAGTGCTGCCATACAAATTAACGCTGAGGGCATAGCAAGCAAGGTTGATAACACCACTTACAACACCGATAAGCAAGGTATAATTACCGACATCAACAGTAATAAATCAACCATCGAACAACAGGCGGATATGATTAGAAGTAAAGTCGATGCAACTTATGTTAAAGGCGAGCTGGGTAAGATAGAGGTTGGTGGAAGGAATTTAATTATAAACAGTAATCAATCTTATAAAACTGTAAAAGCAGGTATCTGGTACTATCACATCCAAACAAGAGACTTAGAGGAAATGGGTTTGAAGCCAGGGGATGAAATAACATTATCTTTTACGGCAAAATTACCTAAAGATGCACCAGCATATATTAACCCTAGATTCACTTGGTTTTATCCTGATGGCAGATTCCACGAATCAAATCGCGGAGAAAAAAAAATATATCCGGGAGAAGAAAAAAGATTAACTCATACTGCAATCATTCCAGAGGATTGCTATAAGCTAAATTTCGCTGTGCAAAGAAGCGATGCTGGTTCCGATGCATCCGAACTTTTATTCGAAATTAAACACGAAATGGCTGAAAAAGGAAACAAGGCAACCGATTGGACGCCAGCACCCGAAGACACCGATAAAAAAATCGAATCCGTTGAACACTACGCATCAGAAATTGAGCAAACAGCTAAAGGTGTCGAGCAAGAATTTTCAGCAATTAAAACGGACTACGAAAAGTTTAAAAGTACGGCTAACTCCACGTTTAAACAGCAAGCGGACTTGATTGAGGGAAAGGTAACGGAAACTACTTATAACAAAGACATGGATAATATGACCATGCGCGTTAGTACAGCCGAATCAACTATTAAACAACACGCTGACCGTATTGAGTCAAAAGTAAGTAAAAATGGCGTTGTATCCAGTATTAATCAATCTCCCGAACAGATTAAAATTAATGCGCAACGCGTTTCCATCGATGGTGATTTAGTTGTTAGAAACGGGAAAGTTTATATTAAGGATGGCGTAATTACCAATGACCTTATTGCAAGTAATGCCAAAATAGATTTTGCTAAGATAGCCAACGTAAGAGTAACCAATGCAATGATCTCTAGTGTTACTGCCGATAAAATTAAATCTGGTATCATAGATGCGAACAAGGTGCTAATACGTGTTAAAAATGGTACACAGGCTATCCAAATAGACGATAAAGGATTTGAGTCAGTCGATAGCAGGGGCAGGGTAAGGATACACATTGGCGTACGTGATATAGCTGGCAAAGGGCAGTCTGACCCTAGTACGATAAGGTTTTTCAGTGGTAATGGTAGCGATGCAGCTAGTGTCGGAATGAATGTTAACAACGACTTTATAATTGGTAGTCAAAATAATGATGTGTCAACATCTCTTTATTCGGGCAAGAGAATGTTATATAAGGCAGACGCACATAGATTTTGGTTTAATCAAGGGCCTTCTAGTAACTACTGGGAGTTTAATGATTATAAAGATGGTGATGGAGATTGGCATCCACGCATTTACAGTAATAGAAGTGCAGGGGGCTATGTAGGTATAAAATCTAGGAGACTATGGAGAGTATATACAAATTATCTTCATTGCAAAGACACAATAAAGCTATCCACAAGAGACATGAAAGAAAATATTAATGATTTTGCACCAGAAATGGCGCAAAACATTTTCGATCAAATAAAAATTAAATCATATCACTATAAAAATGATGATAAACAAAGCTCTAGATGTAGAAAAAGCTATGGTCCTATAGCAGAAGAAAGCCCAAAAGAAATATTGGACGAGCAAGGTGATGCTTTAGTACAAGACAACTATATAAACGTTATTGCAGGAGCACTAAAATACCAACAACAGCGTATTGATGAACTTGAAAAAATTATAAAAGGAGAATCCTAATGGAACAAGAAGTTAATTTACAATATGTAGTAAATGCATTAAGTAATCAAGTAGCACAGCTTTCACAAGAAAAAGCCTATCATGAGGCTATAATTACCGCACAACAAGAGGAAATAAATGAGCTGAAGGCAAATACATCACAAGAAGAAGAAAACGCTGAATAGGCGTTATTTTTTATGCAGGAAAATTGTTCCTCCTTGTCGAAATTAGTAGGTGAGGAGGGTGATTATCATTTCTACCCAAGGTAAAATAGAAGGAAAAATATATTGTAGTACATGTGACGTGAAAACAAACCATGGTTATATTTTTAAATACGAAGAAAATAGTAATGATTTACCAGAGGCTGATTTACAATTTGCCGATTCTTATTATATAACTAAATGCTTAGGCTGTGATACTGTAGCGTTTTTTAGAGAATACGGAGACGATACTATGGTTTATTTAGGTGAATTTGAAACTGAAAAATATGTTTATCCTGAAGAACCGGTGGCAAAAGTGCCAACAGTTAATTATAAGTATGATATTCAACATTTTAAGAATGCTCCAGATACAATATTAGAATTGTACAAACAGGTTGTATCATGTTATGAATTAAGGCATTACTTGTTGGCAGCCGTTGGTTTGAGAATGATAATAGAAGGTTTTTGTAATGACACCTCAACTAGCAATGGGTATATATTAGATAAAAGTGGTAATAAGAAAATTAATAAGGCTAAAAAAGAATTAAGGAGTAAAAGTTTAGAAGGACGCATCAATGGTATGGAAGAAAAAAAATTAATTACTCCTGTAAATGCTGGGATTTTACAACAAATAAGGGATCTAGGCAACGCTACTGCACATGAATTAGATGTACCTAAGAAAAGCACTATTAAAAAGGGTTTGAATATAATTGAAGATTTAATAAGAACGGTGTACGAGTACAAAGAAATAAAAATTAATGATTAAAGCATCTCAAACGAGGTGCTTTTCTTTATGTCTTATGCAGGGAGGTAAACATGACAGTAGAACTTGGCATTGTAGTAGCTATTTTAGGGCTTGTGGTAAGTTATTTAGGCTATCAGTTAAACAAGTCCAAATCTATTAAAACAGACAGCAGAGATACAGCAGAAGTTCGTTCAGAACTTGGATATATTCGCAAAGGAGTTGATGATATAAGAATAGATTTAAAAGCCAACGAGAAAAACATTGCTCATTTATCAGAAAGAGTTACAAGAGTAGAAGAAAGTAGCAAGCAGGCTCATAAAAGAATCGACAACATGGAGAATTAAACGGCTAGTCCAAACGGGCAAGTCGTTTTTTTAATATTTTATACCAAGGAGGTAATTTACATGAAAATCAACTGGAAAGTAAGAGCAAAGAAAAAATCGTTTTGGATTACGTTAGTTTCAGCCGTTATTTTACTGGCTCAAATTGTGGGTGAGTGGTTTGGTTATACTCTTGCTGCCGATTTAATTAACGCAGAAGCAACCAAGTTTATTAACGCTGTATTTGGTGTGTTGGTTATTTTAGGTATTGTTAATGACCCTACTACCAAAGGATTAAGCGATAGTAAGCAAGCAAGACATTATAAAAAGCCTAGAGACAATGCTTAATAAGGTAAAAAAACGTTGATTAAGGTGCTCATTCGCGAGTGCCTTTTTATATTACAAATAAAGGAGAGATTTAAATGACAAAAGAAGTAGCGATAGACATTGGACATGGATCTGATACGTTTCCACCAAACAAGGGTGTATATATTGGTGGTAAAGGTTATGCAGAGCATGATTTTAACTCCAAGGTAGGGGTTGAGTTGGACAAACTACTAAAGCACAACGGATTTAAAACAGTAATGAAACAAAAGCCTTTTAGTCCTGACGTAGGTTTAACCACACGTACCAATTACTATAATTCAAAAGGCGTTGATCTAGTTTGGTCTATTCATGCCAATGCAAATGGTAATAAAAACGTTGATGGTCGTTGTGCATTTTATTGGCATACAGCAAAGGACTCTAAAAAACTGGCAGAGTTATATGTAGACGAGTGTAAAAAAGCAGGCTATGACGTCCACGGTAATGGTCTACATGCTTCAAAGCCGAACAATTGGACTGACCTACACATTTGTCGTGAAACAGCTATGACAGCAGTGTTGACTGAAAATGGTTTTATGACAAATGATGAGCCGGGAAAAAATGACGATTTTGAATTGATTTTCGGTAGTAAGCAAAAGCAATATGTAAAAGATATGGCAAGAGTACATGCTAAGGCTATTTGTCGTTATTATGGAGTTAATTTTAAGGATTTGGATGGTACAACTGTTGCTGATAAACCATCTAAGCCTAGCAAACCAAACCCAAATAAAGGCTCATACAATGGCAATTCCGTTGTTGAGTATCTTAACCATAAAAAGATAGATTCTAGCTTCAGAAACCGCGCTAAACTAGCCAAACTATACGGTGTTAAAGGGTATAAAGGTACGGCTAGCCAAAATACAGAGTTGCTAAATAAACTTAAAAAAGGCAAGCCTGTATCTAAACCATCTAAATCCATAAAAGTTGGCAGCAAGGTATACCTAAGCAAGGGAGCGAAAAAATATGTTACTGGTGAAAATATACCGTCTAGCATAAAAGGTAAAACCTACACTGTACAGCAAGTAAAGAGAAATAAAGTGCTACTCAAAGAAATTTATTCGTGGGTATACAAATCAGATGTAGGTGGATCTGGTAAGTCCAGCAAACAAAAATCAAAATCGTTTAGTCCTGGACAAAAAGTAACGGTCAAAAAATCAGCAAGCACCTTTGCGACTGGTGAGTCCATTGCTGACTTTGTTAAAGGTAACTCATACACGGTTAAACAGGTTAAATCAGATCGTGTGTTACTTGGTGGTATTATGTCTTGGGTGCGTAAATTAGACGTGTATTGATGTTAAAAAGCCCCGTCCTTAGTTGGATGGGGTTGAATTAAAATTTTATCTAATTTGTTCTGTGGTTATATAAATTAAACACAAATCATCCGTTTCTTGGTCGTATGCACTTTTGTAATAATGTGCATATCGGTAGTTATTATCGTTCTCTGCTGTTTGTATATCCCAAAAGTTGTAAGCAAACTTATCACTTTCCGAAATTTTTTCTTTTGGTGACTCGCAGTCGTTACAAAATAGCACTTCTGATATCTCCTCATTGTAACCAAGCATAGTACTCCGCCTTTGTTTTGTGTATTTCGGCCAGTATATCATTATCTTTTTATTTGTAAATACCTAAGTTTGCTTTTCTGTTGAAATGGAGTAGCAATGTTATAATAGGAAAATATTTCTATAAGTAGCAGGACTTTTGATTTATTTGTCGAATATTACAAGTAAAATGAAACTGATTTACTTCTGAGAGAAAGGGTAGGGGTGTATGGTTGAGCATGGTAATATACCAAAAAAGTATATTAATCAATTAGCAAAATTAAATAAAATTAAATTTAGGAGCAGGGAAAGTAAGGAGATAATAGAAGATCTTATAAAAATTAATAAGAAAGAACAAGTTATTTATTTGAATGAACAATTTAAATTTAAAGGTAGGAATATAACTTTATTAGAAATAGAATCCAATTTCCCAGAAAAGTGCAAGACGCCTGAAAAGTTCATAAATATTCTACAACGGGAAGGGAACCTACCAGTTTTTAATAAATCAATTTCGACAGAGTTAAATTCAGAGTGGCGCCCTGAGCTGTCAGATGAATTTAAAATATGCGCACTAAAACACGAAGGGTCAAGCGTATATTTAAAACTTGTGCATAAAAAATACACAACAAAATATATTGATTATGATAAAATATTAACATACTACCCTTCGTTTGCATCTATTGTGGTTCATTTTGGAAGTGAAGAAAAGATACAATTCAGATGTTCAAATACTGACTTAAAGAAATATATTGAACATATGTACAAAATTATGGGTATTACACAAGAAACGAAATTTTACACGGTTCCAAAGTTGACCAAAGAAAATGCAAAGCGTCTTTGTGATCTTCTTTCTGCTGGAGTAGCTTCAACACATATTGCAGTACCATCTACTGTAGGTAGTATTAGGTTTAATGGAAAAAAAGGTATAAATTTAACTGAAGATAGTACGATGAGTACTATTAAAGACGCAATAGAAAAAACGGGATTGCCTACAGATCAGACGATGGATGAAACTTGTTTTTTTCGTTTTGAAGACCCAACTACTTCGATAGTAGTTGAAGCTACATTCGAGGTTAATATTCAAAAGGGTGTATTTAAATTTACAACCGATGTACCAGAAGTTGTAATAGACCATGTTTTAGATGCTTTGATAAGGGTAAACATTACTGAGAAGGCTCTAACGCAAAGCGCAGCAACAAAAGAATAA